GCGGGCCGCGAAGTGCGCGGTGATGACCTGGTCGGTGACGACCTCGGTGGCGACGCCCATCCGGTTCGACAGGTCCGAGCGGATCGCGCCCTTGACCCAGAACGGGACGACGACCTCCAGGGTGTGGCTCTGGGAAAGCCGGTACTTCTGGCGCAGCCCGTCCGCGATCAGTTCGAGCCCACCGAGGGTGTCACCGGCGGTGGTGCCGAGCCCGGCGATCACCTTGGCGGCCCCGGAGGCGGCGGCCATCGCCGCGATCACCTTGGCGTTCATCTTGTGCTGGTGGGCGATCAGCGAACCGGACAGCCAGCGCTGTACGAGTTCCGGGTACGCGGCGTTGGTGAGGATCGGGGCCTTGATGCACAGCCCGCACACGTCGAGGCGGACCTCGGTGAACGTCGGGCAGGGCACCTCGAAGCACGGCTTCGCGGTCCCGGCGATGGCCTGCGCCTCGGTCTGGCAGAACCCGGTGTTCGTGTAGATCGTGGAGAAGTCGGGGCCGGACGTGTACTTGATGCCGCCCCGGGCCACGTTGACCTCGGGCACCGAGAGGATGCCCTCGGTGGTCTCACCGGCGCACAGGTCGTACAGCGTCTCCGACGGTGCGCACCAGCCACCGGCGGCGGTCAGCGAGTTGCCCGGGAGCCGGGCCTCCTTGGCCGCGTAGGAGAGCACCTCCATGTCGTCGGAGTGCCGGTCGATCGTCAGTTCGGGCGGGAAGTTCAGCCGGAACTGGGCGACGCCGTAGTGCTGGAGGCTCTCGGTGGTGCCGTCACCGGACGGGATGCCGAACCCGCGCATCCGGTTGACCAGCGCCTTGCCGACCAGTTCCATGCTCTCCAGCGCGGTGCCGGTGGCGAACTCCGGTACGTCGGCGGCGGCGGTGATCGCCACCGGGGCGCGGACCGGGCGGGGAGCGACCGGGCGGGGGGTGCGCCGGGCCAGTTCACGCACGCTGGCGACCTGGGCGACCTCCTCGGCGACGGGCTCGACCTCGGTCTCGACGACCTCTGCCTCGATGACCTCTGCCTCGGTCTCGGCCTCGGCCTGGTCCTGGGTGAACCGGGAGCGGAGCGCGGCGTGCCGGGAGGACAGGGCCTCCGCAGCGGCGGCGCGGTTGCTCTGCTCGGCGGCGACCGTCTCGACGGCCTCGGCGTACCGCTCGGCCTCGTCGATCTGCTCGGCGGTGGGCGCCTCGTTGGCGATCAGCGTGTCGAACGCCTCGCGCAGCGCTGCGACGTACTCGGCCAGCCGCTCATCGGACAGTTCGCCGAGGTTGGTCAGGATTTCCACGGTGGCTCCTACAGGGGTCCGGGAGTGGGCGCGCTACGCGCAGTCGAGTCACTCCGGCCCAAGGCCGCCGTGATGTACCTGGGGAGACCGTACTCCTGTTGGACCCCTCAGTGGCTGGGACAGTCGCAGATTCCCTAGCGGATGATGACCCGCTCGCAGGACAGGAACTGGTCCCGGGTCCCGCCGATGCAGGTGTCGAACCCGCTCCGGCCGCGCAGCACGTCGTTGCCGGGTCCGCCGCGCAGCACGTCGTTGCCTCGGCCACCGAACAGCAGGTCGTTTCCGCGTCCGCCACGGAGCCGGTCACGGGAGGCGAGACCGAAGATGGCGTCCTTGCCGTCGGTGCCGGTCAGCCGGTCCCGTCCCCGGGTGCCGACGATGACGTGGTAACCGGCGGGCACCGCGATCGGCGGGGTCACCACCGGGCCAGCGGGACCGGCCGGACCCTGCGGGCCTGCGGGGCCAGCGGGTCCCTGCGGTCCGGGGACACCGGGCACGGTCACGGTCGGCGCCGGGACGGGGGTGGCGGTGACCGTCGCGGTGACGGTGGCGGTGGAAGTCACCGTCGAGGTCGCGGTCGGGCACTTGTGCCGGTCCCCGGTACAGCCCGGCTTGTCCGCTGTGGCCGCGCCCGGTGACATCACCAGGGCAATGGCGGCGGCGGACGATGCGAGAGCGAGCGCGGCGAGCGTGGGCCTGAGCAGCATGGCGGTCCCTCCGAGACGACTAAGGGAGTCAGTACAGCACTCCCCGGCCTTGATCGGTGCACACTACGATCGACACCTACGGAGGGCGTTGCTCATGGCCGTGAACCTGCCCGATCTTGGTGAGTCCCCGTGGGGCGAGGAACTGAACGCGGCGATCACCGGGCTCGACAACGACCTGCAAGCGACCAAGACCCGGCTGACCGGCGACGAGACCTCGTTCGACGCCCGGCTGGACGCGCTGGAAGCGGTGTCCCAGGTCACCGGGGTCACGGTCACCCCGAACGCCTGGGTCGGGGCACCCAACGACACCCACAGCCTGGTCGCCACCGTGGTCCCCGCGTGGGCGTCGAACCGGACCGTGGTCTGGGCCACCCTCGACCCGGCCATCGCCACCGTCGACTCGATCGGCACGGTCACCGCCAAGGCGATCGGCACCACGAACGTGACCGCGACCAGCACCAGCGGCCCGGTCGGTGCCTGCGTGGTCACCGTGTCCGCGACCGTGCCGGTGACCGGGTTGAGCGTGAACCCGCCGACGGTCACCCTCAGCCCGGCCGGGACGGTCCAACTGGTCCCGACGGTGGCCCCGAGCAACGCCACCGACAAGACGGTGACCTACGTCAGCGACAACCTGGCCGTCGCCACCGTGGACACCGCTGGGCTGGTGACGGCGGTCGGGCCGGGAGCGGCGACCATCACCGCCACCAGCACCAGCGGGTCGTTCGCGGACACCACGGCGATCACCGTGGCCGCCGCCGGTCTTTAGGTCGACCTAAAGATCAGCGGGGGACCGCCTGGTAGGTGCCGCCGTTGGCCCTGATCTGCGCGGCCCTGGCTTCCACCTCGGTCTTGTAGATGATCCGCTTGCCCTGCGGGCTGACGTAGACGTAGTTCAGCGGCTTCGTCTTCGCGCCCTGGCAACCGCACCCCATGTCAGGCTCCGTTCACTCGGGCGGCCAACTCGGCCATCTTCGCTCGTCGCGCGTTCCGCTGCCACAGTTCCTTCTCGACCTGGCCGACCAGGTCCTGGAACACGGTCTGCGGCTCCGGGCCGGGCACGACCCCACCGGCCGCGACGAGACCCACCTGGACCGCGTCGTGCACGCCGACCCGGGGGACCGGGAAGCCCTGCACGTTGACCGCGAGCGCGGCGATCAACTCCATGCTGCCGCCGATCCGCCGCCAGTCCCCGGACGGGGCGGAGGCGCGCAGCGCGGCCAGCGTCTCATCGGACAGCCCGGGGCGGACCGCACCGGCCAGCCAGATGCCGTGCGCGTCCTCCCCGGCCGTCACGTCCGCGACCACCGACGACGTGGAGTCGTAGTGCGCCAGCGCCGCCTTCGGTCGCAGGCTCGGGCCGGCATGGCCGCCGCCGAGGGTGATGTTGCCGACCGCGACCCGGGTGCCGTCGGCGGTGACCGTCTCCCCGGTGAGGAAGTAGGCGTAGTTCGACTCGGAGATGGGTGGGGCGACGCACACGTCCTCGAACCCGACGTGGCAGGTCGACCACCCGGCGAGGTGACCGAACACCCGGCCCTCGTCGGTGACGGTGACCGGGGTGAGCCCGGCCAGTTCCGGGTCCTTGAACCAGTCGGAGGGTGCGCACCAGCCGCCGGAGGCAACCATGCTGATCGCCGGTGCAGGGGCGCCATCGGCGAACGCGACGGTGTCCCCGGCGACTGGGCGTCCGGGCCAGATGCCGAGCGCGTCGTGGTGCCACTGCGCGCAAATCTGGTTCAGGAACCGCAACTTGTCGGGGGAGTTCTCGCCGATCTCCTCCCCGACCTGGACCCGGCACCGGTTGAAGTCGCCGGACGACCCCCAGCCGATCTTGGCGTAGCCGGGCTGGCCGGGCTTGGTCCAGTAGTCGTGGATGCGCTTGGTCTCGACCGGGTTGGTGATCCAGCCGGGGCCGCGCCCGAAGTGCTCGGGCAGCACCAGGGCGGCCTTGAGGACCTCCGGGGGTTCCTCACCCAACTGCTTGTACGCGCCGCGCAGCGCCGACTTCGCGCGGGCCTTCGCCTCGGGCGGCCCTTCGGTCTGGTTGTACCGGCCCGCTGCGGCGTGCACGCCGTTGCGGTTCAGCGCCCCACCGGGCTCCTTGATCGGCAACTTGTGGCAGGACTTCTCCATCCCGTCGCAGACGTGCATCACGCACGCCGCCTTCCACTGCTGGTCGGTGTAGTCGGCGGCGGTGAAGTCGGACCACGGCTTGTCCGACACGAACGGGATGATCGTGCTGTTGAGCACGCTGAACGGCGGGGCCTTCTCCTTCTGCTCCTCGTGGCAGTCGGGGTCGTCCGGGTCGCACTCCGGCATGTCGCCGGTGGGCGCGTCGCCCTTGGGCGGGAACGGGCGCTCCCCGAGGGAGACGAACGCCTCCGCGAACGCGGGGATCGGCACCAGCGCGGCGGAGCAGATGCGGGCGGAGGTGAACGTGACCCCGTCCTCGTCGCCCTCGTCGAAGTCGAACTCGCCGTCGTCGGCGTCGACCGACACCCCGAACCGGCCGAACTCGGCGACCAGCCCGATCACCTCGTCGGCCTCGGGGGTGTCCAGGAACACCCCGGTGCCGTGCATCATCCCGTCGACCCGCTCGATGGTGTCGATCCGGCCGACCACCACCGATCCGCCGTGGCCCTCTGCGGACTGCTTCTGCCAGGTCAGCGGCAGCGGCAGGTCGCGGAACCGCAGGGAGCCCTCGGCGAACCGGCGCTTGTCCCCGGACCACACCCCTTCGGGGGCGAGCACGCCGTGCCAGGGGATCGGGCCGGACGCGGCGACCGGCGCTTCGGTCGGGGCTTCGGTGGTCGTGTCGGTCATCTCGTCTCCCGGGAAGGGGTACTCGGTCCG